CACCCAGTACTATACCTACAAGACGCAGAGCTCGGACGCGGACTGGTATTGTTTTGTGGCCTTGGACCGTGAATTGTTGATCATGCGGCCATCTGGGAGTATTGTTGCGTCAACTATGCGGATATCGCCATCGGAGTTCAACGAGGCGAATCAGCGAAGGACGATTGAGGAAATGTTGAATAGCTGTTAGAGTTCCGTGAACCTCGAACCTTGGAGCTTAGGCCATGGCTAAGAAAGAACGTACTCGGGACACTGCTGCGGACTATGCGCGCCGCTCCAATGCTATTTCGCGGATGGGTCGGCGTCCGCGCGTAGATGTACCGGGCGGCGCGGCGGCTGTGCCCGCGCTAAGCCAGCTGGCGCCTACGGCAACACGTGACAAGCCTGTTCCGCGCCCGATGCGAACGGCTCCGGCGATAAACAGCATGGGTCCTTCTGAGTCGATGCGCCCGATGCCCAACCCTCGCCGGTCAGATGCGGTGGATCGCGGAAACGAGAACATTCGTTTTGAGCAGAGTGAGCAGAACGATGTGCTGAAGGGCAATAAGTTTGCTGGCGGCGGCATGGTCACCGGCAGCCGCGCTCAGATCTCGGGCACGAAGTTCAGCGGTACGTTCTGAGGACTGACGCATGGAACCCGATGTCGGCGCTCTCGCAACGCAGCAGGATGTTGTAGACCTGTCTCAGGCCATGGTCCTTGGTCAGGTGACCCGCGATGGACGGGACATGCTGATGCTGCGTTTTCCCGACGGCAGCATAGAGTATGTCTCCGCGGATCTGGCGCCGGGTGCGGAAGTGGGTGCGGCTGTCCCGGCGACCGCGGCGGAAACTCTGATTGCAGGGACAGAGGTCGAGCCGGGAGTCATCTCTCCGGGTCCCCCGCCGCCTGCCGAGGCTCCGATGACTGATGCCGAGCTGGCCGCGCGTGTGGCTGAGCTTGAAGGCGCCGCTCCCACGCAGGCCACAGATGCAGAACAACTAGCCGACGAGTCTTTCCTTGACCGCCTGCCCGATGCGTTGCAGTATCTGGATCTAGCGCAACTAGCACAGGCACCGCGGTATCGGTTTGACCCTCCGGGCGTTCTTCGTTCACGAGGGGGTAGTGGCGCACAGGCGCTGCAGCGGCTCGGTATCGCCAGTTTGGTTTGATGAAATATGAACCTTTCGAAGTAGAACAACTGCGGGACATCCTTCAGCTCGGCATGGCCATGCAGCAGGAGAGTGACTACGCGGAGGTTCCGTTCGATATCGCGCAAGCGGCAAACTCGATCCTTAACATGGTCATCAACAATCCCAACGGGTTTGGGATGTTGGCCTATACGGACGAGGGCGAGCCTGTCGGAATGATCGCCGGAAGCATATCGCCTTACTTTTTCAGTCAGGGTTCTTTGGCCAGCGACTTCGTTTGGTTCGTTAAGCCCGAGTTCCGAGGTTCACGGACCGCGATCAAGCTGCTCAAGATGTTCCAATCGTGGTCCAAGGACCATGGTGCGACGGAATTGTACATGGGCGTGACGACGAATGTGTCGGCTGGGCGGACCGGGGACATGTTGCAGCGCATGGGCTTTGCGCATGTGGGTGGAAATTACAGGGTACGGCTGACAGATGAAGCTTGATGCGTTGCCTGATGAGGTCCTGAAGGAGATTTTGCTCCTGACGGAGGCCAAGAAGAAGCTCGAGGTGCGCGAAAAGGCGACCGACAGCTTCATGACCTTCGCGCATCATGTGTATGAGAACTTCATTGAGGGCGAGCACCACCGGATTATTGCGGAAAAGCTCGAGCGCGTGGCGCGTGGGGAGCTGAAGCGGCTGATTATCAACATGCCGCCGCGTCATTCGAAGTCGGAGTTCGCTTCGTTTCTGATGCCGGCGTGGTTCTTGGGCCGGAATCCAAAGCTCAAGATCATTCAGGCGACGCACAATACCGAACTGGCCGTGCGGTTTGGCCGGAAGGTGCGAGATTTGATTGATGATCCGGCGTACAAAGAAATCTTCCCTGTTACGAATTTGAAGGAGGACAACAAGGGTGCAGGAAAATGGGGGACTGACAAGGGTGGCGAATACTTTGCTGCTGGTGTGGGCGCTGCAGTTACAGGTCGTGGCGCGGACCTGTTTATCATTGACGACCCTCACTCGGAACAAGACGCGCTAAGCGAAACGGCGTTTGATCACGCCTACGAATGGTACACTTCTGGTCCTCGACAGCGTCTGCAACCGGGCGGCGCCATTATCGTAGTTATGACGCGGTGGGGTAAGAAGGATTTGACCGGCCGGCTACTGGCCAGTCAATCGTCGGATCCCATGGCGGACCAGTGGGAAGTTGTCGAGTTCCCTGCATTGCTGCCCTCGGGGCGTCCGCTATGGCCGGAGTTCTGGGAAAAGGACGCACTGCTGTCGATTAAGGCGTCGCTGCCGCTTGGCAAGTGGGCGGCGCAGTGGCAGCAGCAGCCGACGAGCGAAGGTTCGGCGATCGTGCGCAAAGAGTGGTGGCGCAGATGGGAGAAAGAAAAGATCCCGCCGCTGAAGTACATCATTCAGGCCTACGATACTGCGTTCTCTCGAAAGGAGACGGCCGACTACTCGGCGATTACGACGTGGGGTGTGTTTGAGCCGGAAGAAGGAACGAGGGACAACATCATCCTGCTGGATGCACAGCGCGGTCGGTGGAGCTTTCCGGAGCTCAAGGAGGTTGCGTTTGAGGAGCACCAGTACTGGGAACCCGACATGGTCATTGTTGAGAAAAAGGCCACTGGTGGTCCGTTGATTGATGAGCTTCGAGCGCGTGGGATACCTGCGCTGGGCTTCTCGCCCGGTAGACGCGCGGGCGGCGGTGGTGTAGATAAGACAACAAGAATGCATATGGTATCCCCGCTGTTTGAGGCCGGCTTGGTATGGGCCCCCGATGACAAGAGGTTTGCCGAAGAGGTCATCGAAGAAGTGTCGTCGTTTCCGAATGGCGATCATGACGACTTTTGTGATAGCATGACCTTGGCTTTGATACGTTTCCGCCAAGGCGGATTCGTCACGATACACGACGAGGAGCAACTTGATTTTTCGGATCAGGTGCCTCGTAAACGGGAGTACTATTGATGGCGCTACCCCCTCAGCCATTCGGCAACATGGTAGAGCGCAGCATGAACCCGGCTGGCATGCAGGACGACACGAGTGTCGACATCCCTGTGGACATGCCAGAGGACTTTGCTGGCGGCGCTCAGGTAACCGAAACGCCAGATGGCGGAGCGCTCATCGAGGCATTGTCTGGGCTTGGCCTTGAAGGCATGAGCCAAGAAGAGCTGATCCCGTTTGACGCCAACCTATCCGAGTTTCTAGAGGACGACACGCTGGGTGACATCGCCTCTGATCTCGTCGGGGCGTACGAGGACGACCTCGCTTCCCGTCAGGATTGGGAAGAAACTTACACCAAGGGCCTCGATCTTCTGGGCGTCCAGTCCGCAGTTTCCGAAGAACGCAGCACTCCGTTCGAGGGCGCATCTGGCGTGACCCATCCGCTGATTGCGGAAAGCGTCGTACAGTTCCAAGCGCAGGCTTACAAAGAGCTGCTGCCATCGGGCGGCCCGGTCAAGACACAGATTGTCGGATCGCAAAGCAAAGAGCGCACCGAGCAGGCCCAGCGCGTTAAGGACTACATGAACTATCTGATCATGGATCGGATGGACGAATATGATCCCGACACCGATCAGATGCTGTTCTACCTGCCGCTGTCTGGTTCGACCTTCAAGAAGGTCTACTTCGATGGCGCCAAGCAGCGCCCCGTCGCCAAGTTCGTACCGGCGCAGGATGTCGTTGTGCCATATGCGGCGAGCGATCTGATCAGCACACCGCGGATTACGCATGTTCTGAAGATGTCGGATAACGAGGTTCGCAAGCTCCAAGTTTCGGGGTTCTACCGCGACGTTGAGTTGAGCAATGGCTCTTCTGAAGATGTCGACGAAGTTCGCAAGAAGGTCGACGAGCTGCAGGGCACGTCGCGTTCTTCCTACACAGATGACGTTCGCACCCTGTTGGAGATGCATGTCGAGTTGGATCTCGATGGCTTCGAAGACATGGGCATGAACGGCGAGCCGACAGGCATCAAGCTGCCGTACATCGTCACGATCGACGAGGCCAGCAACGAGGTCCTGTCCATTCGCAGGAACTATGCCGAGGGTGATCCGACCCGCGCGGCGATCCAGTACTTTGTTCATTACAAATTCCTGCCGGGTCTTGGGTTCTATGGCTTCGGCCTGACCCACATGATCGGCGGGCTGGGTCGCGCGGCGACCAGCATCCTGCGCCAATTGATTGATGCTGGAACGCTGTCGAACCTACCTGCTGGCTTTAAGGCGCGCGGCATGCTCGTTGCAAACAGCGACGAGCCGCTGCAGCCGGGTGAGTTCCGCGACATCGATGCCCCGGGTGGCAACATCCGCGACGCGATCATTCCGCTGCCATACAAGGAGCCGTCTGCCACTCTTGCGCAGCTACTTGGTGCGTTGATTGAGGGCGGCCGCCGTTTCATTTCGGTGGCAGATGAGCAGGCCCAGAACATGGGCAACGAGATGCCTGTGGGAACAACCGTTGCTCTTCTCGAGCGCGGCATGAAGGTGCTATCGGCAATTCACAAGCGTCTGCATTACGGGCAGAAGCAGGAGTTCCGCATCCTTGCGCGAATCATCTCCGAGAACATGCCGCCGGTCTACCCGTATGAGATCGAGGGCGATGCCCAGCAGCTCAAGATGCAGGACTTTGACGGCCGCGTAGATGTTCTGCCGGTCAGCGATCCGAACATCTTCTCGATGGCGCAGCGCGTGGCACTGGCACAGGAGCAGCTCAAGCTGGCGCAGACCAATCCGCAGATGCACAACCTGCATGCTGCGTACCGCCGGATGTATCAGGCCCTCGAGGTTCAGAACATCGACGAGATCCTGCCTCCGCCGCAACAGCCGCAGCCAATGGATCCTGCAATGGAGAATGGCCGCGCTCTAGTCGGCACTCCGCTGCAGGCCTTCGAGAACCAGAACCACGAAGCGCACATTCAGGCACACGTGGCGTTCTACCGTATGCCGTTGGTGCAGGCGACTCCGCATGCTGTTATCGCAGTTGTGTCCCATATCATGGAGCACGTGGCGATGATGGCCCGTGTGCAGATGCTGCAGCAGTCGCAGGAATTGATCCAGCAAGTGCAGCTCGCCGTACAAACTGGAGCGATCGATGCTGCGGGTGCTCAGCAACAGATCCAGCAGGTGCAAATGGCGCTGCAGGATCCCAAGCATGCCGCCGATTATGCTGCACTCTTGCAGCAACAAATCCTTGAGCGCCTGATTCCTGAGCTTATTCCCCCGCAGCCGGATCCAATGGCCGATCCGCTAGTGCAGATTCGTCAGACGGAACTGCAGCTCGACCAGCAAAAGCTGATGCAGGACGGACAGATCGATCAGGCTAAGTTGATGCTCGATCAAGCCAAGCTACAGCAAAAAGCCGCCGGTGAAGCAGCGCGTCTTGAGATGCAGGAAGAGATCGCCGACGACCGCAACACTGTCAATCGCGAGCGCATCGCTGCACAGATGGCGATGGCGATGACGCGCAACATGGGGAGCCAGTGATGCCTCTTAAGAAGGGTTCTTCACAGAAGACGGTATCGTCCAACATCTCGCAGTTGCGGGATGAGGGCTATCCACAGAAACAGGCTATCGCCATTGCTCTGGAACGTGCCGGCAAGCAGCGCAAGGCTGAGGGCGGCATGATCAAGTCATTCAGTCCCATTGCGCGTCCGCAAGCATTTCGAGGAGTTTTCTGATGCCCGCCATCACAATTGTGTTCGGGGAGATGACCCCGGTCGATGTCATGTCGAATGATGATGACGGCCGCAACTGTCCGCTACCCACCAAAGACCCTGAGTTAAATGCTCGGAACAAAGAAAAGGCCGTTGAGCTTGCGGGCTACCGCGATCCCGCCGACAGCGGCGCATTTCGTCTGTCGGATGTGTGTGGCAATTGCGCCGCATACAACCAGACCGAAGACGTCCTTGAGTGCATCGGTGACGAGTCGGGCAATCTGGGATACTGCCAACTCTTGAAATTTGTGTGTTCTTCCGATCACACATGTGATAAATGGGCTACAGGTGGCCCGATCACAAGTGACATAGAAGACGACTACAACGAGATCCTATGATGGATGTAGTCTCTTTTGCGCAACACTTATATCGGGTACTACGTCAACGCGAGGACGACATCAAAGAAGTCCTCGCATCTGACGGCCTCCCTAACTGGGAGGAGTACAAGAAGTTGGTTGGGGAGCTACGGGGCCTCTCCTACGCATCCGACGAAGTGAGAGCCCTGCTGGAGAACAACGACGAATATGACGAAGAAACTTTATCTTCCCGATCACGTCGCGCAGAAAATAAACGCTGAGAAGGCGGCCAAGGCTAAGGCCGCGGACGACGACAGCGCGGACCCTTCTCTCGACAAAGCGTACGTTGACGAAACCAGTCGCGTACTCGACCCCTCCCTCCTAGAAAAACCGCTTCTGGAACGCCTGCCCCAACCTACGGGCTGGCGTGTTCTGGTCATGCCTTATCAGACTGCGCAGCAGACGAGGGGCGGCCTGTACATCCCGGATGAGGTTCGGGACCGGGAAACGGTGGCCACGGTCGTAGCCTATGTGCTGCGCGTGGGCCCTCTTGCCTACAAGGATCCCAACAAGTTTGGGCCTGACTGCGAGCCGTGGTGCAAGCAGGGTGATTGGGTCTGCATTGGCCGCTATGCGGGTTCGAGGTTCAAGATCGACGGAGGTGAGATCCGGGTCATCAACGATGACGAAGTGATCGCCACTGTACTTGAACCCACTGATATCAAAAGCGTTTAAGGAGAAGGCTCATGTCTGATCAACAGGACGATCTCGAGGAAGAGATCATCATCGAACAAGAGGGCGATGAAACCGAAGAACCCGTAGAAGAGAAAGCCGCAGTTTCGGGATCCGAAGATGATGCTGAGGGCGAGCTTGAAAACTACAGCAAGGGTGTTCAGAAGCGCATCTCTCGTCTAACGGAGAAGTACCGCAAAGAGGAGCGCGATCGCCAAGAGGCTGTTCGCTTTGCTCAGCAGTTGCTGCAAGAAAAGCAGCAGCTCGAGGGTCGGCTTAAACAGCTTGATAGCGGTTACCTCAACGAGTACGGCGCCCGCATCGAGGCCCAGATTGGGGCGGCTCGCCGTGCCTACAAGGACGCCTATGACTCCGGTGACACGGACAAAATGATCGAGGCCCAAGAAGCGCTGGCCCGTGCTACTACGGACAAACAGCGGTACGACTTGGCTAAGAGCCGCGCTGACGAGCGGGTGCAGACAACTGCGGCACCCCAGCAACAGTATGTTGCACCACAGCAACAGCCTGCTCCACAACAGCCGCAGGTTGATCCCAAGGCTCAAGGCTGGGCGGAGAAGAACGATTGGTTTGGTCAGGACGAAGTCATGACTTACGCCGCATTTGGTGTTCACCGTAAGCTGGTCGAAGAAGAAGGTTTTGACCCGCAGACCGATGAATACTATAGTGAGATCGACCGTCGGATGCGTTCGGAGTTTCCGCACAAG